CCCCTAAAAGACGCCAATGCCGAGATTGCCCAGATCGAGGCAGGCCTCAAATCCCGCACGCAAGCCATTGCCGAGCGTGGCTATGACGCGGAACAAGTCGACCGCGAAGTCGCCGCCGAACGGGAGCGCGAGCGATTGCTGGGGCTGGACTTCCGCAGACCGGGATCTCCCGCACAAGGCGTGCAAGCGGTGCCCGGCTCGGATGCAGATGACAGCGAAGACACCGACCCGACAGATGAAACCGATATCGCGGAAAACCCTCCGCGCAATTCTGAGGACCAGCCCTGATGCTCCATGCTCGCATTGCCACGCGCGCCTTCAACACGCCGCTTCTGGTTGAGCCCTCCAAAGCCATGGCGTTTCTGTCGGGGTTAGGGCCGCGCATTCTCGGGCGACAGGTCGAGATGGTGGAAAAAGACACCGCGCTGGAAAGCGCGCCGATGCGAACGGCCCGTGCGAGCATTCTAGCGGGTGGGCTTGCAGAGGGCTTTAGTCAGCACGGTGAGGACCTCTATCCAGTGATTGATGGCATCGCCGTGATCGAAATTTCCGGCGTGCTCATTTACCGCGGCGGCTGGATCGGCCAGTCCTCTGGCCAGACCAGCTATGAAGGGATCGCAGCACAGATTGATGCGGCGGCCAGCGATCCTAACGTGCGCGGTCTCGCGTTGGAAATTGACAGTTTTGGAGGCGAAGTCGCGGGGATATTCGACCTCGCCGATCGCATTCGTGCAATTCGTGCCACCAAACCTGTCTGGGCCTTCGTGGCGGAGCACGCTTTCTCGGCAGGCTATGCGCTGGCCAGCCAGGCTGATCGCATACTGCTGCCCCGCACCGGGGCAGTCGGCAGCATTGGTGTCGTCGTGATGCATGCCGACCTCAGTGGCGAGCTTGATCAGGACGGTGTGCGCGTGACCTTGATCCATTCAGGGCGGCATAAAGTGGATGGCAATCCATATCAGCCCCTGCCGGATGCCGTTCGAGATGACATCCAGCGGGAAATCGATGTGCTGCGGTTCCTCTTTACGGAGACCGTCGCGGCGGGACGTGCGGAACGGTTAAGCCAGGAGGCCGCCCTCGCAACCGAAGCCGCCACCTACCGCGGGGCAGACGCTGTCGCCGCAGGGCTCGCCGATGAGGTCATCGATCTGCAGCGCGGTTTTGCTGCCTTCCGACAGCGCCTCGCAAACACGCCAACACTCGCACCCGCGCGCGCATCGCGTGCGACAGCACTCCAGCCCCGCAAACCAACCCAACCGAAAAAGGAGGCACAGATGGCCACCCAACCTGACACCACAGACAGCACTGCAGGGAATGATGCGGAAGATATCCTGCATGAAGAGACTGCCGACGAGGTAAGCGTTCCACAAGATGGTCTTTCCACCGCCGGTGAGGATCAACCTGCCGCCCCGGCCTCGCCCCCTGCGGCAACCGCACCGCCGGTCTCGGACGCAGCGCAGCACGGCAATCTGGCAGAGTTGTCGGCAAAACTGCGCAACGAGGCCGCAGATATTGCTGAGATCGCAGCACAAGCTGGACGGCTTGGCATCACGATAGACACGGAGAAAGCTCTGCGCGACGGCACAGCCCCCGAAGCCTTGCGCCGCTTGGTTCTGGAACGTGCCAGCGCCGCCGCAGACGCACGCGATATCGTCGCAGCGCCGCCATCGCCGGTCATCCCCAAAAGCGCCGAAAGCCCGATCGTGGCTGCCGCAAAACGCGTGGCCTCTGCAGGTGCAAAGGGCTAAAACTCTCTCTCATCCCTGAAACCCTGACACCCTGTCACCTGATCCCCCGCCGCTCTTCCCTGGCGGGGGATTTCTTTTTGCACCCAGATCACAAGGATCCCCGACATGACCGTGCTCCGACAGCCCGCCACCATGGGCGATGTCCTCAAATATGAGGTCAACCCGAACTTTACCCGCGAGAGCGTGACGCTTCTTGCGGGCACCAATTACCCAGTCGGCGCCGTGCTCGGAAAGATCACGGCCAGCGGAAAGTACAAGCTGGCAACTTCGGGCGGCAGCGATGGCGCGCAAACAGCCGCAGCCGTCCTGCTCTATGCGGTTGACGCCACCGATGCTGATGCCACCGCCATCATCCTCGCCCGCGGCCCAGCCATCGTCTCGAAAACAGCGCTCGCCTTTGATGCCACCGTCGATGACGGCGCGAAGATTGTCACCAAGCACGGACAATTGACGGCACTGGGCATCATCCCACGCGACACCGCCTGATCTGGCAACCTTTAGCTGTCGAGCATCCCCCTGACATTTTTTCCCGGAGTTTTCCCATGACCATCACCCGCAATCCCTTCGACGCGGGCGGCTATTCGCTCGCAGATATGACGCAGGCCATCAACATCCTGCCCAACCTCTACACTCGCTTGGGTCAGATCGGCCTGTTTCGCTTTGAAGGCGTATCGCAGCGCTCCATCGTGATCGAACAGCGTGAAGGGGTGCTGAGCCTGCTGCCCTCGGTGCCACTGAGTGCGCCCGCCACCGTGGGCACCCGTGAGCAGCGTTCCATGCGCAGTTTTGCGCTGCCTTGGATCCCCCATGATGACGTGATCCTGCCCGCAGATATCCAAGGCATGCCTGCCTTGGGCCTCTCTGACGCCGCTGACCCGCTGGTCGAGGTGATGAACCGCAAGCTCACGCTGATGCGCCGCAAACATGCCCAGACCCGCGAATACATGGAGATGAATGCCCTACGCGGTATCGTGAAGGACGGCGCGGGTACCACGCTTTACGACTATTTCACCGAGTTTGGCCTTGAGAAGATCTCTATAGACTTTGTGTTTGGCACTGCTGGCACGAATGTGCAGGGCAAGGTGCGCAGCGTGCTGCGCGCCATGGAGGACAATCTGCTTGGCGAGACCATGACCACCGCTCATGCACTGGTGAGCTCGGAATTCTTCGACAAGCTGATCAGCCACCCCAAGACAGAGGAAGCCTACAAGTTCTTCTCCGCCACCGGTGGCCAGCCGCTGCGCGAGGACATGCGCCGGGCATTTCCTTTTGCGGGGATCCTGTTCGAGGAATACAATGGGTCTGTCACGCTCTCGAACGGCACCTCCGAGCGGTTGATCCCCGCTGGTGAAGGGATCGCCTTTCCGCTGGGCACCTTCGATACCTTTACCACTTACGGCGGACCGGCCAACCTGCTCGAGACCGCAAATACCATCGGCTTGCCGCTCTACGCCCGCCAAATGATCGACGCCAAAGGCCGCTGGATCGATCTGATGACCGAGGCCTCGATCCTGCCGGTGAACAAACGGCCCCGGATGGCGATCCGCCTGCACAGCGGCAATTGATGGATGGCCAGCTTGTCGGTGTTTACCGCAGTGATCGACACGCTCTTCGCGGACAACAACATCGCCTGTGATGCGATCTACATCGTGGGCGATGGTCCGACGCAACTCGTCCGTATCGTCACACGCCGCGCGGATGACATCACCAGTTTTGGCGACGCGCGCATCTGGTCGGAGACAACCCGCGTGGACCTTCGTGTGGCCGAGGTGGCGACCCCGCGTCCTGGCGATCGCCTTGAGATCGACGGCGACGCATTTCTTATTCAGGGCGAGCCCATGCGTGATCGCGAGCGGCTGGTCTGGACAGTGGATCTGAGGCCTGCATGAAACTCAATGTCACCATCACCCCCAACCTCGCCGCACTCATGGCCGCAGAAATCAAAGCTGGCGAACAAGCGGTGACAGCGGCCATGCGCGCAGCCGGGACACAGCTCAAATCCGACTGGCGCGGGCAGATCACGCAAGCGGGGCTTGGTCGTCGGCTGGGCAATTCGATCCGCAGCCAGACCTATCCAAAGGTCGGGGAGAGCATCGATGCCGCAGCGCTGGTGTGGTCGAAAGCACCGGTGATCATCGGTGCCCATGACACCGGCCCGTTAATCCGATCCAAGGATGGCTTTTGGCTCGCAATCCCGACAGAGGCGGCAGGCAGGGGTGCTCGCGGCGGCCGGATTACCCCCGGCGAATGGGAGCGGCGACGCGGTCTCAGGCTCCGGTTTGTCTATCGCAGGCGGGGACCGAGCCTTTTAGTGGCTGAAGGGCGGCTGAATGCACGCGGAGTTGGTGTTGCATCACGCTCAAAGACGGGGCGCGGGCTGACCACAGTGCCGATCTTTCTGCTGGTCCGGCAAGTCAAGCTGCGCAAACGGCTGGATTTGGCGCGCGATGCGAAGGCCGCGCAGGAGAGGATACCGGGGGCGATTGTTGCAAACTGGGTAGCAGGGAAAATCTAGTAAGCTGCTGATATTCAATATCCAGCCTCACGCTGATGACGGATAGCCAGCACCACAGCCGTTTCACCATCAAATCGATAGAGCGATACATATCCGCTGTCACCAAACGTGATGAACCATTCGCGAAACTCCGGTTCCATGTCATCGACCGGCCTCCCTGCACTAGGTTGATCGCGTAGAATTCGCATGCCGTCACGGATTGATTTAGCAGCGCGGCGGGCAGCTTCAGGATTTTTGTCAGCCAGAAACCCATACAGACGCTCGACATCCCGCAACGCTGCGGGTGACCAGATCAGCTGCGGCATTCAGGAACGTCTGCCGCTTCGCCCGCTTCCAGCTTCGCGAGCCAGTCATCAGCCTCAGTGTGAGTGACATATTTGCCAGTGGCTTGATACTCTTTCCAAGCTTTCAGCCCGTCCTCGCGAAACGCTTGGCGCTTCTCTTCGCGCTCGACAAATTGCGCTACCGCCTCACGCAGCATCCAGTGAGTTGAACGATCCTTTGCATCCGCAAGCCGCTTCAGGCGATCTCGCGTCTCTTGATCAAGCTTTATGGCAATTGGTCGGACGGCGTTCATAGAATAATCCTCGCTGGTATTCATAGGTATTACCTCTAACACAGTCACCCTCACTACAGAAGTCACAATTATTTAGAGGCGCGGAAATGCCCACCCCTCGCGAACACATCCTCACCGCTCTGGCGGACCTGTTGCGCACGGTGCCTCATGTGCCGGTCCTGCGCGGCGAGGTGCTGCCGGAGCGCATCTCCCCTGCGGGTCTGATGATCCTGCGTGACGGTGATCCCGGCGATCCTGCAGTGACGCTGTCGCCGCTGATCTATCACTTTCAGCATCGCACCGAGCTTGAAGTCATCGTGCAGGGTGAGGCCCAGTCTGCGCAGCAGATGCAAGGGTCCGGGGGGCCCTTGCAAGGAACAAACGACCGCGACACTGCCTTTGCAGCCCTTTGCGCCCAGATCGGCGCTGTCATCCGTGCAGACCGCACGATTGGCGGGCGGTGTGACTGGGTTGAGGCGGAAGCGCCGCAGCCGGTGGACCTGCCCGTCGAGGGGGCGGCCAGTCTGAAGGCGGCGGTAATTTCGGTCGTGCTGCATTATTCAACATCAGACCCGCTGGCCTGACCCACCCCACAACCTGAGGAGAACACAATGGCACGCGCACAAGGAGCGCGGGCGCAGATGGCGCTCGCCTACGAATCCGTCTACGGCACGCCGCCCGCAAGCGGTTATTTCAAGATGCCGTTTGCCAGCGCGACGCTTGGCGCGGAGCAACCACTGCTCGAGTCCGAGCTGCTCGGCTATGGCCGGGATCCGCTCGCGCCGATCAAGGACGTGCTGACCAGCGATGGCGACGTGGTGGTCCCGATTGATGCGATCGGCTTTGGGTACTGGCTGAAGGCCACCTTTGGCGATCCGACCACGACCGGCGCGGAGGCTCCCTACAGCCACGAGTTCCGCTCGGGCAGCTGGACCCTTCCAAGCCTCGCCATCGAGATTGGCATGCCAGAAGTGCCGCGCTTCGCGATGTACGCGGGATGCGTGGTCGACCAGCTGTCCTGGCAGATGACGCGATCCGGCTTGCTGACTGCCTCCGTCAGCCTCATTGCTCAGGGCGAGACCCCGGCGGCAGCCACCGGCGCGGGCACACCGACCGAGATCGTGCTGCAGCGGTTTGGTCACTTCAATGGCTCAATCACGCGCGATGGCACAGCACTTGGCAATGTGGTCTCGACCCAGATCACATATGGCAACAACCTCGATCGCATCGAGACGATCCGCGCCGACGGCAAGATCGACGGGGCTGATCCCTCCATGGCAATGCTCTCGGGCAGCATGGAGGTCCGCTTTGCCGATACCACGCTGATGGACCAGGCGATAAACGGCACAACCTGCGCGCTTGAGTTCGCCTACAGTCTGCCCACCGGCGAGAGCCTGACCTTCACCGCGCATTCCGTTTACCTCCCGCGTCCGCGCGTCGAGATCGGCGGGCCGCAAGGCGTGCAGGCGACCTTCGATTGGCAGGCCGCCAAAGACGCTGCCCTGGGGCGCATGTGCACCGTCACGCTCATCAACGATGTGGAGGCCTATTGATCATGCTCAGACTTGACCTCTCGACTGACCCGCGCTGGCTCGATCTCGCCCCCGGCGTGCGCGTGCGCCTGCTCCCGCTCACCACCGCGCTGATGGTGACCACCCGCAACGATCCCAGCATCGAAGCGCTCCCCGAGGACGCCAGCAATGAGGACCGCGCGCTGGTCTTTGCCAAAGCGCTGGGGCGGCGCGCCGTCGTGGAATGGGAGGGCGTGGGTGATATGGACGGCAACGTGCTGGACCTCACCGCCGAAGGTGTCGACGCCTTGCTCGACATCTATCCAATCTTCGAGGCCTTCCAAGCGGGCTACGTCGCCAAAGCACTGGTGTTGGATCAGGAAAAAAACGTCTCCGCGCCCTTGCTGACTGGCACTTCAGCGGGGGCGATCGTTACTGCGAGGCTTGCGAAGCCCTCGAGGCCTGCAAAGTCCCGTGCCCGGACTGCCCGCAAAAAATGAACCGTCCCCAGACCTTCGAGGGTTTGCAGATTTGGGACCTGGTTGGACGCCTCGGCGGCCAGCTGCGCGCAACCCAGCAGACCATCCTTGGCTGGGACATGGGAGCTGCGCTGTCCATGGCGCGTGCGCTCGGCATCAACGGCCTCGCGGCCATGGAGCTGCTGCCCGAAATCGAGGCGGTGATGGTGAAACGAGTCAACGAACGGATCGGAGATTAGCATGAGTGAAAAGCGCGTCTTCGTGCGCCTCGCTGCCGTGGGTGGACGACAGGTCAAGGCGGAGCTGACTGGCATTGGCGACGCTGGTGTACGCGGCCTCGGTCGGCTGTCGCGCGAGGTCGATGTGGCTAACGCGCGGCTTGCTGCCTTCACGCGCCGCGCCAAGATTGCAGCGGCGGCCGCCACTGTCGCCGTTGTGGCCGCCGGTGCTGCCATGATCCGCTCGGGGCTGCAGACCATCGACGTGACCGCCAAGCTGGCGCAGTCGCTCGATACAACCGTGGAGAGCCTGCAGGTGCTGGAGCGGGCCGCTGACCTCTCGGGCGTCTCCATGGGCAATGTCGAGCAGGCAACGGTGCAGCTGACACGGCGGCTCAGCCAGGCTGCCGCCGGTGCGGGTCCTGCCGTCGATGCCCTCGACCGCCTTGGCCTGTCGGTCAGCGAGCTGCAAAATCTGCCGCTCGATCAGCGCATCGCTTTGATCCAGGACCGGCTGGCGGGGTTGGTGCCGGAGGCCGAGCGCGCTGCTGTCGCCTCCCAGCTTTTTGGCGATCGCGCAGCCCTCGTGTTTACCCGCATTGACACCGCAACGCTGCGCCAGGCCACCGCTGATGTGAATGATTTCGGTATCGTGGTCTCCGAACAGGATGCGGACCAGGTCGAGCGTACCAATGACGCAATCTCCCGCCTTGGTCTGATCTGGCGCGGCGTCTCGAACCAGCTGGCGGTGGCCGCAGCACCCGCTCTTGAAGCAGTGGCGGATGCGCTGGCGGCCATGGCGCGCACGACCGGACCTCTTGGAAGTGCCATCACAGGCCTCTTTGAGAACATTGGCCGACTGACCACATACGCCGTGACCTTCGCAGGCGTGATGGCAGGCCGGTGGGTGGCGGGGCTCGTGGCCGCGACCTTCTCGGTCAGTGGGCTGGTGACAGGTCTGGTTTTCCTGCGCGCAGCGCTGATCCGCACCGGCATCGGCGCTCTGATCGTTGGCGCAGGCGAGCTGGTCTATCAGTTCACGCGGCTGGTTTCTGGCGCGGGCGGGTTCGGCAACGCGCTGGATCTGCTCAAAGATGTGGCGGTCGAGGTCTGGGACCGGATATCGCTCAGCGCGGATGCGGCTTGGGCGCGCGTGGAAGCCGGATGGGCCACGGCGCAGGCTGGTATTTATGATGGGCTGCAAGATTCAACAGCGGCGGTGGTCGGCTGGGCAAACAGCACCGTCAACACCTTCGAGGGCACATTTCTTGCAGTGCAGGCCATCTGGGGCGCGCTGCCGGATGTGTTTGAGCGCTTTGGCGCACTTGCGATCAACGGTCTGGTCGAGGTGATGGAGACCGGCATTGCGGGCATTACTGAGGCGATCAACGGCGTGTTGACCCTTGGCGGTCTGCGTCCCGACTGGGCCATCGCAGCGCCTGATCTCTCGGAATGGAAGTCTGCAGTCCCGGAAGCCGTCAATCTGGGAGAGCGGGCGCGGGAGGCCTACGACAGCGCCTTCTCGGACAATCCCTTCCAGGTGCCTGAGCTCTTTGGCGGCATGGCAGATGATGCGCGCGGTCGGGCAGGGGGCTATACCGAGGCGGCAGGCATGCTGTCAGACGCAGCTTCGCGCCCCATGACCGCATGGCAGGCGCTGAAGGATGCCATTTCTGGTGCGGGTGATGAAGGCGAAGCGGCGCTGGAAAGTGCCGCTACCTCAGCGGATCGGTTCAACGAAGCGCTGGAGGAAACCGAGGATCAGGCTGGCCGCGCAGGTGGTGCGGCAAAGCAGGCGGGCGCCGACGCAGCGGAGGGTGCAGAGGCAGCAGCCACTGGCTGGCAGGCGGTTGTGAACGCGGTCAGCGAATATGCCGACAAAGCCCGCGATGTGGGCGCAGACATCGGCAACGTTCTGGTCAGCGCGTTTCAAAGTGCGGAAGACGCCATTGGCAATTTCGTAAAGACCGGCAAGCTGGATTTCAAAGGCCTGGTCACATCGATGATCGCGGACCTTGCCAAGCTCGGGGCGCGCAAGTTTATCCTCGGGCCCATTGCCAATGCACTCTCCGGCGCGCTTGGCAATCTCGGCGGCATGTTTGCCGGTGTGTTCCACCAGGGCGGTATGGTCGGTGGTCCTGCGCCCTCGCGCATGGTCCCGGCCATGGCTTTTGCCAACGCACCGCGCCTGCATAACGGCGGTTGGGCCGGGCTTAAATCCGACGAGGTCCCGGCGATCCTGCAGCGTGGCGAGCGCGTACTGAACCGCCGGGAA